CGACTACAAGTGTTCCAGAAACAACAGTTGTGGAGACAACAGTTGTTTCTGTTCAAACATCTATTTATACCAGTACTTCGGTAACAACGACTTTGCCAGCGACTACGACCAGCGTGACGGTTGAGCAGTCCACAACGACCACAGAAGCCGAAAAGCAACCAGTACAGCAAGTACCTGTATGGGTTGAGCCTGAACCCATAGTAGAAACAACCACAGAAGATACGGAACCCATTCCAGTAATCCTAGAAGAAGTTGAAGAAGTAACTGTAGAAACATATCCTGATTTTCCTGAGATTGTAGATGATGTTGTGGATGAGGTTATTGTTGATGATACGGTTGCTGATTATATTATAACAGAGGATAGTCAACTTGAAGAAGTTATTGTTGAAGATACTATTGTTGATATATTAGACGAAACAGAGTTGGAAGAAATCCTTGAGGATGTTGAAACGATAACAGTAGAGGAAGCGGTTGCTGTTGCGCAGGATGCTGAGTTTGTTGAATCGTTGTCATCTGAGCAGGCTGTTGCGGTGTTTGATGCTGTTGTTGTTTCTGACCTATCTGAAGAGCAGATTGATGCTATCGTTGAAGCAGTTCAAGATGCACCAACTGAGGTTCGTGAGGCGTTTGAGCAGGAAATAAATATTTTTGCTGAAGGTTTTGATGAGTATGTTCCTTTGGGTAGTAATGTTCCTGTTGGTACTCGTAAAACCCTTATAGCAGTTGCGGCTGGTACAGCCGCTGTTGCTTCTAGTTCCAGAAGGAACAAATAGACTACTATATGAAGAAAATTGTATCCGAAATTCATGGTTTAACTTGGACATTGGCTGGAACTGGTATGGTTCTAATCACTTTGTCGGGTTCAACTAGGACTTTAGGCATACAGATAACATTAGTAGCCATTGTAGTACATATAATTGGTTCTATTATAGGAGATAAAAATGAATAAGGTAAAAGATGTAGCAGGACGAATTGTTGCACTATTTTTGACCAACGCTCTTGGCGTTGTCACTGGTGCTGCTGTTATCGCCCCTGACTTGTCGGTTGCTAAAGCAGCGTTAATTGCTGGTGCAGTATCAGTATTTAAGGTTGTTGAAGGTCTTGCCAAGGCAAGCATTGATGGTGTTCTAACTTCAGAGGAAATTGATGCCGCATTTGGCGCAACTCCTAAGAAGATTGCCGCCAAAAGGGCTGCTGTTAAGGCTGAAGTAAAATAGTTGAAACTGTTCATTACACCCGTTAAACCTTGCCAACACTTGAAAGGCAAAAAACCCAGCCAAGTGCTACCCAAGATGTTGCGCAAGGTTGTTGGCGGTGGCTCTTTGGAGTTATGTGCCGCTGACGCATGGGAGGCTATGGTCGCTGCTGCGAAGGCTGATGGAGTCAAGTTGGCTCCCACTTCGCTCGGCGACTTATTCCGCAGTATTGAACAACAGAAAAAAGGTTTTTTACAAAGATACCAACAAGAAGAAATTGTCGGTGCGTCAACACGCACCTACAATGGTAAGAAATGGTATTTGAAGAAAGGTAATGCACCGTTGGCTGCGCCAAACGATGATGCCAAAACATGTTCCAAACACATGTTAGGTATTGCTGTTGATGTTGCTGGAGCAAACGGTGAGCGTTTAGAATGGATGTTTAACAACATCGCAAAGTTTGGTTGGTCTTGGGAAGTTGTTCCCGAAGAACCTTGGCATATTCGTTATGTCGCTGGAGATGATACTCCACAAGCCGTATTGGCTTGGAAAGAATCAGTTAAGTAATATTCCCAATCAATGACTACGGTCATTTAGGATGGTTTTATGAAGAAAATAATTATGATGGCTATTGCCATATCTTTGTTGGCTTCGCCGACTTTTGTCCACGCAAAACATTATCCGACCCTGAAGTGTAGGAACCATTATGATATTATAGAGATGGTTTCTGATAGCAGGGACATGATGTATGAGGTGGATTATATTATGTGGCGTGAATCCCGATGCAACGCATCGGCAATTAACCGTGACGACCCCATGGGTGGTTCTATTGGATTGTTTCAGATTAACAAATTTTGGTGTAAACCAAACCGTTATACTGAACGAGGCTTCCTTCAGGATGCTGGTGTGTTAACAAAATGTAAAGACTTATATAATCCTATTATTAGCGGTAAGGCTATGATGGCTATATATGAGTATGCTTATGACCGCTACGGTGATGGATGGGGTCCTTGGGGCGGAGAACCGAAGTGGAATTAAGAGAACTATTAAACGAACAAGAGTTCCGCAAATGTCGTGGACCAGAAAACGCTACTAACGAAGAACTGTTAGAAGCGTTCTCATATTTTTGTAGCAACTTCTGGTTTATTAAACATCCTGAAAAGGGTAGAACAAAGTTTGAGTTGCGTCCAGCACAGTTGGAAACTGTTTCTGTTTGGTTGGAAGAACGCTATAGTATTGTTTTGAAAGCCCGTCAGATTGGGTTTTCTACTTTGGTTTCTGCTTACGCTTTTTGGTTAGCGTTCTTTTGGCAGGACCGTTTCATTGTTATGTTGTCAAGAACAGAGCGTGAATCTGTTAAGTTGTTGGCTAAAGCAAAATATGGTTACCGTTTTATGCCACAATGGATGAAAGAGCGTGGACCATCACAAACAACAGAACACCAACTCAAAATGGTGTTCAGCAACGAATCTAGTATAGAGTCTTTGCCATCCAGCAATGACCCTGCTCGTGGTGAGTCGGTGTATTTGGTTATTGTGGACGAGTGGGCGTTTTTGCCTAATGCTGAGGAAGCGTGGGCTTCTATTGAGCCTGTAGCGGATGTCGGCGGTCGTGTGATTGGTTTGTCCACCGCTAATGGTTCAGGTAACTTTTATCACCAGTTATGGGTTGGTTCCCAAACAGGAACCAACAAGTTTAAGGGAATCTTTTTTTCTTGGGCTGCTGATGGTGAACGAGATGAAAACTGGTATGAGTCCAAAGCAGCCAACATGCACCCTTGGCAGTTGCACCAAGAATACCCATCATTCCCCGAAGAAGCGTTCATCAAATCAGGTAACCCAGTCTTTGACATCCAAATGTTGGATGACATGGTTATAGTTGATTCAGATAACGGATACTATCATTTATATTCCAGCGGTAATGGTGAGTTTCATTATGCCGAGGATGGCGAGTTGTCTATTTGGGATTTCCCACGCTCCGAGGGTGTTTATGTGATTGGAGCCGATGTCGCTGAAGGACTTAGTTATGGTGACTATAGTTCTGCCCATATCATTGATGCTACTACTGGTATTGTGTGCGCTCATTGGCATGGACGAATTGAGCCAGACTTGTTTGGCGAAATGTTGGCAGAATTAGGTTGGTGGTATAAAAACGCTTTGTTGGGTGTTGAAAATAACAACCACGGTTTGACCACTTTGAAAGCAGCACAAAAGTACGGTTACAAAAATCTTTATAAACAGCGTAAGTTGGCTCGGGTGCGTCCTGAGGCTACAGATATTTTGGGTTGGCGCACTACAGCAACTAGTAAGCCGTTGATGATTGACGAACTTAGTGCTTCTTTGCGTGATTCCAGTATTGAGGTTTATGACCGTTTAACTATTGCCGAGTTACGCACTTTTGTGCGTAAGGAGAATGGTAAGATGGCTGGTTCACCGCATGATGACAGGGTTATTTCTTTGGCTATTGCTAATCAGATGATAAAATATGTGTGGCTTCCAGAGTATAGACAGGATTTTGCTCCCCCAACCAACAGCCTTTTGTGGTGGGAACAACATATTTATGGTGCTGGTAGTCCAGAAAAGACTTTTATGGGTGCCCATAATGTTCGTGAACGCTCACCGATGACCCGTTAGGGAACAGAAAGTGTATTTATGATGGAATTACTGTGTGATACTTGCCAAAAATTGTTCTTTTCGGAACAAATGCCTCATCGTGGCTCTATTTGCTTTAAATGCCATATTAAAGGGGTTCGTCTTGGGTTTACTTACGGTCAAGAAGATTTTCATGGTCCTACTATTCGTGAGCGTCAGCGTCAAACTGTTGAACAGGCTAAAATCAACGGGTATAATGCGGAACCAGTTACGAACTGGATGTAATGAATCATGTTTTCATCCGTATGGGTCCCAATCATTGTCGCAATCATCATGGGACCAGTCGTTGTGGTATTACAAAAACTTCGTAAAGAAAATACCGACCAACATGCGGAAGCCAGAATCCTATTAAGAACAATAGGTGGTAAAGTTGATAAGGTTGCTAGTAAATTGGACCAACATATCGGTTGGCATGATGGTAAGAAAGACTCAAAATAATGGCTAAGAAATCTAGTTCAGACCATCTGAAGCACTCCAAGATGCGTCTTGAAGCATCCAAGAAATGGCGTAAGCAGGACGGTTATGATGCGCTTTGGAGGCGCATGAACGACTTGTACCGTGGCAAGCATTTTGACGACTACAAGAATGAGGACCAAATGTTGGTCAACATTGCTTTTTCCACTATTAATGTTATTTCACCTAGCATTTCTGTTAACTATCCTAAGATTACTGTTAATGCTGTAAGTTCAGATTTTGCTGCTCAGGCTGTCATCGCTGAGGCTGTTGTAAACTATTGGTGGAAACATAAGGATATTCGTTCCGAGTTCCGCCGTGCCGTAAAAGACATGTTGGCATTTGGTCATGGTTGGGTTAAAGTTGGTTACCGTTTTGTTGAGGAGGAAGTGGAGGGTGAATCGGAAATTTCGGAAGCGAACCCTGATGGCATCGGGCATCCGAATACTATTGTTCGTGAAGATAGTCCGTTTGCTGAGCGTGTTTCTGTTAATGATGTTTTTGTTGACCCAGACGCAACATCCATGAAAGACATCAAGTGGATAGCGCAGCGTATCCGCCGCCCTATCGCTGATGTAAAGAACGATAAGCGTTACTCTAAGGCTGCACGGGCTGATGTTATGCCAATGGCTGTTAGCCGTTATGCCGATGACCCAAGTCGCCGTAAGGTGTACGATAAGAATGAGGGTTACGCAGAGATTTGGGAATTTTATGACATTTCCAGTAACAGCATGAGTGTTTTTTGTGAAGGCTCGGACATGTTCTTGGTTAAACCAATGAAGATGCCTTACAGTTTTGGTCAACCTTTTGTGATGCTTCGCAACTATGATGTTCCAGACCATTTCTACCCTATTGGTGATTTAGAGTCCATTGAACCGTTGCAACTAGAGTTGAACGAAACCCGTTCACAGATGATGAATCATCGCAAAAAGTTTAGTCGCAAATATTTGTATCGTGAATCTGCGTTTGACCAGATGGGTCGCACGGCACTAGAATCCGATGAAGATAATGTTATGGTTCCTGTGTCCAGCGATGAAGCGTTGGGTGGGGTTGTTACAGCGTTCCCAGCGGTAATTAACCCACCAGAGTTTTATAACCAATCCAACATGATTATCGGTGATATTGACCGTATTTCTGGTGTGTCAGAGTTTCAGCGTGGTGCTGTATCGGAGATTCGCCGTACAGCAACAGAGTCCTCGCTTATGCAGGATGCTGCTAATGCCCGTACCTCAGATAAGTTGGCTGTTGTTGAACAAGCCATCGCAGAGGTTGGTCGCCGTATGTTGCAATTGGCACAACAGTTTATGCAAGGTGAGCAGGTTGCCCGTGTGATTGGTAAAGATGGCGAACCAATGTGGATTAACTATGACCGTGATTATCTACAAGGTGACTTTGACTTTGAGGTAGCAGCAGGTTCTACACAGCCACATAACGAGTCGTTTAAACGACAGATGGCTTTGCAATTGGTTGATGCTATGGCACCGTTCGCTGGAGCAGGTATTATTGACATGGGCAAACTTGCGGCACATGTGCTACAGTTTGGTTTTGGTGTTAAGAATCCTGACGAGTTTCTCGCCCAGCCTCAGCAGGAAGTCGGCGGCACCCCTCCTGTCCCCGCTACTGCTGGGGCTGAGGCACCTATGGGTGCCCCTGCCCCTGCCCCTCAGGGTGGTCCTCCACCAGATTTGATGGCAATGCTTCAGCAAGGACAGCCGCCTCAACAGTAGGGAACGGCTAGTGGTTATATAGAGCAACCATCATGGACTCTATAGGAGATGAAAATTTAATGAGTGATGAACTCGTAACACAGGCAACGGAACCCGTATTAGAAAGTACTGGGTCAACTGAAACTAGTGTAAACACAGAGGCACCCGATACACCAACATTGTCTGTTGAGGAATATTCTAATTATAGAGTTCCAATCAAGATTGATGGTGAGGAATTGCAAGTTCCTTTAACGGAGGCTATCGCAGGTTATCAGCGTCAAGCGGATTATACCAGAAAGACACAAGAGTTATCTCAGCAACGGGAACAGTTCCAGTTTGCTAGTGCGCTTAGTGAGGCTTTGGAAAATGACCCGAAGGCTACGATTGACCTATTAAGTCAGCATTACGGTATTAGTCGTGCTCAGGCTCAACAGTTGGTTCAGGATGCTGAACCAGAGTATTTGGACCCGACCGAGGCTAGGTATCGTGACCTTGACCAGCGTATAGCATCTTTTGAGGATTACCAGAGTCAGCAGGCTATTGAGCGTGAGATTCAGGGGTTGCAATCCAAGTATTCTGATTTTGATGTCAAGGAAGTAGTATCCACCGCTTTGCGGATGGGTTCTGAGGACCTTGAGGGCGTTTACAAGCAAATTGCTTTTGATAAGATGGTTGCAAAAGCACGGACAGAGCAAGCGGCACAGCAGGTTCAACAGAAAGTTGAAGATGGTGTGTTGGAAGCAAAGCGTGCAGCATCTGTTGTTTCTGGTGGAGCCTCGGCTACCGCTAGTACAACGAATGAAACTTTTGTTCCTATCACATCTGTAGCGGATGCTTGGGAAGCGGCTAAGCGTCAAATGGGTGCAAGTTAACAATTCTACCAATTTGAAAAGAGATTATAATGTCTAATGCAAACTTTGATGCGTTGTTGTCAACAACGCTCGCAAACTATCGTGACCAACTCACGGACAACATTTTCACGGCTCGTCCGTTGACCTACTTCCTTCAGGATAAAGGTCGTATTCGCATGCTTAACGGCGGTACGAAGATTGTTGAACCACTCATTTACGGTCAGAACTCAACTGTTGGTTCGTACTCAGGTTACGACAGCATTGCTTTGACTGCACAGGGCGGAATCACCGCTGCTGAATACGATTGGAAGCAGTACGCTGCTTCTATCGCAATCAGCGGTATTGAAGAAGCCAAGAACAACGGCGAACAGGAAATCATTAACCTGTTGGAAGCCAAAATCATGCAGGCTGAAGAGTCCATGCGTGAAGGTTTCAACCAAATGTTCTTTGCTGATGGTACAGGCAACGGCGGAAAAGACTGGAACGGTCTTGGAAATATCGTTGAAGCATCTGGAACTGTTGGCGGAATTAACCGTGCAACTTCTGGTAACGAGTACTGGCGTTCATACGAGGAAAACACTGCAACAGCATTGACCCTCGCACAAATGTCCACCGCTTACAACAGCGTTTCTGTTGGTAACGACCACCCAGACATGGTTCTTACGAGCCAGACTCTGTTTGAAAAGTATGAGGCTCTTTTGCAGCCACAACTTCGTTACACCGACACCAAGACGGCAGATGCTGGTTTCCAGAACCTGTTGTTCAAGGCTGCTCCTGTTGTTTATGATGAACACTGCACCGCTGGTATCGTGTACTTCTTGAACAGCAAGTACCTGACCTTGGTTGGTCACTCAAGCAAGTGGTTTGCACAAACACAGTTTGTTCAACCAGAAGACTTGGATGCTCGTTACGCACTCATCATGTGTTACGGTAACTTGACTTGTCGCAATGCTGCAAAGCAAGGCAAGTTGACTGCGAAGACTGCTTAATTAAACCAATGATGGGGGCGCAAGCCCCCATTATTATAATAACAACAAAACTATAAATTAAGGAAAAAAAATGCCACTAAAATCAAATGACAATGGTGCAATTGACCGTACACGACTCGCCGCTTGGGCAACCAAGGAAGAGTTGGTATCAGTAGTTGCAGCAACTGACGCAGCAACCGTACAATCAGCAGCAACGCTGGCTGGTGCAGGAACTACACTGTACACGATGACCCCAACGGCAAGCCGTACCTTGACCACACCAACTGGTGCGGAACTTGGTGCAGCGTTCACAGATGAGGGTGTCGGTTCAAGTTTCCGTTTCACCGTTGTCAACGCCGCAGCAGCAACCCACCCAATCGTGGTAACTGCTGGTGCTTCGGGTGTGACGCTTGTTGGTGTAGCAGCAACCTTCTCGGTTGCAGCAGCATCATCGGCATCGTATATTGCGGTATTTACTGCTGCAAACACGGTATCAATTTACCGAGCATAATCCCCAATTAGGGAACAAACCGATAATGGTGGGAGAGCAATCTCCCACCATTTCTGTATCTAGGAGTATTCATGCCAGTCAAATATAAGATTCTGTCCAGCCATGCCGATGCCAAACCTAAGGCGGGGACAAAGACCTCAAACTACCCTAAGAGTAAGGGCAAGTCTAAGTCTAAGATGTCAAAGAAGAAAATGTACTAATGCCAAAACCTCCTGTTGACGATTTGATGAAAGCAATTACCGATGCTCTTAAGAGCAGCGGTATGACTGTTTCTCCAAAGGCTATTAAGCAGGCTTTGGCTGCTGAAACTAAAGGTGTTGTCCGTAAGGCACCTAAAGCAACTAGTCGTGCAGTACCAAAGATTACTCGTCAGACTGCTGCTGGTGGTGCGGGTCGCAAGCCACCTAAGCCACCCAAGGCTGGTGGTGCTGCTGCTGCACCCAAGGGTCCTAAGAAGCCGAAGAAGCCTAGTGGTGGTGCGTCCAAGATGACTCGTGCGCAGAAGCGTGAGATAAATGTTGCTAAGCATTGGGCTAACAGAGACAAGTATTTGGCTGAAAGTAGTGCTGCTGCTAGGGCTGCTAAGGCTGAGAAGAGTGCTGCTAACAGTGCTGCTTGGGCTAAGCGTCAGGATGAGATGGAAGCCCGCCGTATTGCTGGGCGTGAAAAGTATGAGAAAAAGAAAAAGGGAAACAAGTAATGCGTGGCGAACCTAACCCATATAAGAATCCGTATAAGTTGACCCGAGGCAACATGCCAAAACCTAATCCTGATGCTAGGCGTGCTGCTCAAGAAATGCCCAAAAAGATTGGTGGGACTATGGGTTCAACACCAGAACAAGCAAAAAAAAGAAAAACACAAGCATTAGCAGACATGCGCAAGCGTGGTATGCTACGAAAGAAACAAGGATAATATAATGGCTAAGAAACCAGCAATCACAGGTGTTGCTCGTCCGCAAGGGTTTATTGATGATGCCGCCAAGGCTATTGGTAAGGCATTGCGCAAACCCAAATCGGTTACAGTGAACAAAATACCACCTCGTACACCCCCAAAATCAAAACAAATAATTGAACCAAACAAATTTGGTTTGCCTCGTGTAAGACAAAAATTAGTAATTAGTTCTAAGCCAAAGAATTACAGCGAAACATATATGAAGGGCACCAAAGAATACAAGGAAGCCATCAGGGCTGAAAAAATTAAAAGTAAATCTTTGAAGGATGTTAACAAGTATGATGCTGCACGCAAAAGGCGTGCAACGGAATACAACTCTGCTCGTAAAGCAGAAGCAATTGTTAACAAGGACAAGAAGAAGTATGGTTTTGTTGCTGCTGGCGCAGAAGCAGATTTTGTCAAAAAGTTTATCAAAATGGACCCTAAAAAAGTAAAATCAGGAAAACGATAATGGCTAAAGGTGGCGGTTCGGCAGACGATATTGTTAAAGCCGTATTAGCACGGCTTGGTGTAAAACCTGCGGCAGCAGCAAAAGGTGCTGCCCGTAAAGCCCCCGCCAAAGTTGCACCTAAAGCATCTTCTTCTGTCCCTGCTAAAACATTATCTAGGGAAGAGCGTAGAGCAGCGAACAGTGCCAGAAACAAGGCTACACAAGAAAAGTTAATTGCTGAGCGTGCAGCCGAGTCACCAGCCAAAAAAGCAGCAAGACGAGAAGCGAACAAGGCTAAGGGCGTTGCTCGTGGAAACCGTAAGGCTGATGAGGCTTACGGTTATCGCACAGAGTTGAAAAACAAAAAAGCCAAGGCTTGGTTTGAAAAAGAAGTTGATAAGATTAGTCGCACTATTGACCAAAGCGAACGCATAGCCGTCAGAGGTTCACAAGGTCGTAAAGATGCTATCAGAAAACAAATCAACAAGTTAGATGAGTACGCCAAAAAAGAAGGCTACGAACTTAAACTTTCTGACAAGAAACAAATAATCAAAGGTGTTTTGGAAGATGCCCGAAAGGCTGGCGAGTGGGGCAACAAGCGTTTAAGGCAAGTTGTTGGTCAAACTGGTGGAAAAACCACTAAAGAAATGGTTGACATGGGTGCTAGGCGTGCCCGTGCTGAGGAAATTAAAACTGGTAAAATTATTACTGGTAAAAAACCTGATTATATGACTGCACAAAATAAGGCTGAACAAAAGCGTTTGACTGCCTTGTATGAGAAGCAGCAGCAAGATAAACTTATTAAGAAGGCTGACTCCAAAATGGGTACCGCTAGGGGTCCACGCAAAAAGGTTGATAAGCCTTTTGTTAAAACCAAATCTGAAATTGCTTTAGAACGGGCACAGGCGGCTAATTCCCGTAAGTCTATTATTGACCCTAAGGTTGCCAAGATGAGTCCTGCTCAACGCAAAAAGTTTTTGGCTTCCGAAAACAAAAAGTGGAAAAGTCTTAAGGATGTTAAAATCTCTGGTCGTGGTATGACCGACAAGGAAGCCAAAGATAAGTTGGCTAGTTTGGGTGAACGAGAAATTAGAAGGTCTGCGGTTCGTGCCAAGAAGGTTAAGCCAAGCCCAGAGGGTTTGCGTAGGCAGTTTTCTTCTAAAGAACCACGCAAGTAGTTTATGGCTCCAAGGTTTAAAAAACCCATGACCACTAGCACACCTGTGCCTGTGGACCCTTGGAGTATTCAACAACTATATAGCAGGGATGGGCAAGGTTTACCTGCTATGTCTGATTTACAAAACTATGCTAAAGGCTTAACTGCCGACCAGCGGGCGGCTGCTAAGGTTAAAGCCAATCAGCCTAAACAACCTAAAATGGATTGGTTGGACAAGGCTAGTGCCAAGTTTTATGATGTAACAAAGGCTGTTGGTGGTGCTGTTGTTGGTGGCATTAAACAGGATGTTAATGCCCTTAGGGAAAATCCTATTGGTAGCATTACCAAAACTCTTGATGAATACACTATTGGTCAGGAATCTAGGGACCGTTTATTTAAGGGTGATATTTCTGGGGCTATAAATCAATCTGGTGTTGGTCAGTTTGCTGCTTTACCCGAGTTGGAAAATATTTTTCGTGGTAAGGGTTCTAAATCTGACCTTGCTTGGTTGGCTGCAACTTATGGTACTGGTGGTCTTGGTAAAGGTTTTAAATTGGGTAAAGATGCTCTTAAAAAAGGTTCAACCAAGGCTTACATAGATATCTTAAATCGCCTGAAATAGTAGGGAACATTCAGGGTTATATGATGAGTAACAACAGTGTCCATGCCCATGCCTATTATGGCACTCCTCAGACTGGCTACCGCCTATCAGCGGTTGCCGAGTCCCGTATTGCTGCCCCAAGTGGACCGTACATTGGTCGGGGCGACAAATGTACGGGCAACGATGACACCTGCGGTGCTAACAAGGTGCGTGGACAGCAGTTCTGTGCAGGTCATTTAAAGCAGGCTAAGGCGTTGGCTGAGGTGGCTACTAAGATTGAGGATGGCGCATAATGGCTTATGCACAAATGACCGCTGCCGCTCTCAGGCAAACTGTTCGGGATATTACTGACCTTGATGCCGAGGACCTACCAGATTCGTTGTTGAACCTGTATTTGCGTGACGGATACTATCGTATTCTAGACTTGCAGAAGCGTTGGGCTTTTCTTGAAAAGACTTTTACTTTTGATACGGTTGCCGAGCAGCGTGCATATACTATTAGTTCTTTTACTGCTGACCCTATCGGTCAGGTTGTGTCTATTGTGGATAACAACAATGTTGGTTTCCGCCTAGATATGGTCGGTCACGATATGGCTGAGCAAACCTATATTGGTTCTTATGACACTTCTGGTGACCCGTTGTTT